ACTTCACTGCTTTCCTTTCTGTTTGCCTCAATAAACGCACGTGCCTGCTGTATGCTAAGGTGTGTATTGATATTGCCGTAAGCGTGGGTATATTCGCCGTTGGTACGTGCTTCTTCTATCGCCTGCTGTATGTACTCTTCACAGTAATTATGCTCAATAGCGTACAAATCATAACCTTTGGCACTGATACCCTCCAAGTGTACCGTATCGGTAGCGTGGAATATCTTTTGCCCACTATTGAGGAATATTCGCCAACCGAAATTTGGCACATCGTGATAGAGCTTCACTGGCGACACTTTAAACGCCCCATAATCGTATAGCTTACCCACTTGCAGTACATCAATATTCGTTAGCCCCTCCAACTGCTCCAAGAGGAAGTCAGCACAAGCAATGCGCAAAGTAGGTCGCTCGGCTTGTAACCGTTGTAAGGTTCGCAATTTCAGGTGGTCGCCGTGCTGGTGAGTGAGGAGTATGATTTTCAAGGAGCGTTTTACATCTTCTAAGGCTTTGAGTGTAACGCCGCAATCTACCATTATTGCGTTGTCGTAAATCACAGCGTTACCCTCACTACCTGAACTAATTACTTGTGTTTGTATCATTCCCATTCATTAGTTGTTAAGTTATAAATACCTCGTAGGAAGTACTTCATTTCAGGGCATTCATCATATTCAAAAGCCCACTTTAAGCCAAAATGCTCAACCATTACATCTCTGGGTTTTTCGGCTGTTATTTTAATCACACAATCGTGGTCTAATGTTTGCCCATTAAAGCGATATACGTGCGATTGTCCTAATGTAAAATAATGCGTTTTCATAGGCTATAGTTTTTTAAAATCTACTTGATTAGGGGCTTCAGTAGGTGTAAGAGGCTGCGCATTATCGGTAGGTTCGTCTTGCTCGATAACCTCTGCATCTATTACTTCACGACCTTTGTTTTCAAAAACCCCTTGTTCTTCTTTAGAATATATAGCCCCTAATTGCATAGGGAACGCTTCACGTAAGGCTTGCACTTTAGCTACTTTACCTATCATTGTAGCCTTTTTCTCATTCCAGCTGCTTTGCTTCTTGTCGTATTCATTAAGATTAACTTTTGCTACAAAAGGCTTTGAGCGGTCTTTTCTGTACACTTTTGCCCACGCTCCTAATATATCATCTGTAGGTAGGTGAAAATTACCCTCAACCTCTATTACCTCATTATTGCGTAATAAGATAAGCCCAGCCTCTAAGCCATCGTAACTCGGATTAGCTTCAGCACGCTTCATTAGTGCCTCTTTGCTGACAATCATTTGAGCAGGATTGTTACCAAACTTGATAAGATACGCTTCGTTTAGAAAAGGGTTTAAACTATTGTAACGACATATATTTATGAAAGTTACTATTTCTGTATCACTTACAGTTGTATTACCCCTTGTAAGGTAGTTTCGTACTATAGCAAAGTTCATTTTCACCTCTTGCCCAGCAGACTCATATATGACTGTTTTACTACCTAAAGTTTCTACTGTTTCGACAGGTATTAGCGGCTGGTTTGTGGTTTGTTGTAATGCTTTATTTTCCATTGTGTTATAATATTTGAATGTTATTACTAATGATGTACTGTTTTAGGGCTTTTAGTTGCGCCTTTGTACCTTGTACTGTGAAAGTGGCTTGCACAATCTCATTTTCGCCTTCTTGTACTACTTGTGTAGCCTCTTGCACTGGTTCAGGTTGTATTGGTGCTGCTGGTTGTATTGGTGCTGCTGCTTGCGCCTCATTAATTACTTGTGCTGGTGCTTGCAAAGGGGCTGTTTCTCTCGCCCTTGCTTCAGCGGCTAACCTTGCTTGCTCTGCTGCTACTCGTTGCGCCTCGATACGCGCTAATTCAGCCTCACGTTGTTGCCTGCGGTATTGTGCATTCTGTATCGCTCTTGTAATATCAAGCGTCTGCTTGTAGTCGGTTAGTATCTCAGCCTTAAATTCATTAGGTTCATTAAAACTTTCAATCAGTTGAATGCTTTTTGATACCTCGCTTACAAAGTTTGCCACCTCATTTTTAAATTTCTTATCGCTATCACTAAGCGTGATATTCAGTGGCAAACGCTCAAAGATGAGGAAGTCAATACCTTGCTGCTGGCACAATTCAGTAAAATAGTCTTTGATACGTGCGCTTTTGTCAGTTATTAGCCGATTTTGCACATCGTCTATTTTCGATTTCAACGTACTGTCAGCCTTATCGTAATGTACTTTGATATGCTCTTTGTACGCTTTCTCAAAGGCTTCATAAGGAACATTTACCTGCTCTTTGATGAATTTGCGCTGCTCTTCAAATACCGCAAGTTCTTTGCGAAGCGTTGCGCGAGTATTTTTCGCACTCTTTAAAGTCTCATCAGTTACTAACTGATTGTCGAGGTTCAATTCAGCGATTTTAGCCTCAATTTGTTGCCCTACTGCTTTGATTTTCTCATAAACAATAACAGGGGGTTGCTTCAGTGTTATTAATTGTTCATTCATTTGTATAAGTGTTTTTAGTTATTTTCTAAGTACTCTAATAGTTCTTTTTTGCTGCTGAAAACTTCTTTTTCGAGTAAAAAGAAATTAGGTAAATTAAATACTCTGTATTTAATCTCAGTGGTGTTTGTATTAGCTATGATATTAATATCTATAATAGCTACTTCGCTGCTTTTTATTCTATTTTCGTGCATAAAATAGACGGTTTGATTTGCGTTGTACTTTGTTTCTACTTTCATTTTGATATAGGTATTAAGGTTATTTTCTTAAAATAAAGTGCCGTGCGTTATTATTATTTAGATATGTCCAGATTTAAAAGGGTAGCACGGCACTTATGATTGGTAGAGGCTCTTTGATTTGTAGGACATTCGGCTAACTTCAGTTAGCCGAAGCCTACGAATAGCAACAAATGAGCGGATTTAATTCATCGTACTTATGTAATTAGACACTTTGTGTATCATTGAGTTTAACACAGCCTTAAACTGCTCTTGTGTTATCTCTGTATAAGTGCTGCCTTCTGTTACTGAGTAATATGTGTTAGTATTTATGGTGTTATCACCCCATATCTCTGCTACCATATATACGGGAGGTCTGTTAGGAATTAAAGATGTATGCTCTTCATTAATCCTAATAAGGTGTAATACATCGTTGTTGTGGTACACTCGGTAGCATTTACCTAACTCTAAGGTTGTTACTTGCTCTTTCATAGTTATTAGATTTTAAAGGTTAAATAAACTGATGCCAATCGTGTGATAACTCTTCGTAGTAGTGATTGCGCTCACACTCTTCACTATCTTCTACAAGCCGCTCATATTCAGCCTCAAGGATTTCTTGTACGTCAAGCCATTGAGCATTAGTAAGGTCGTAATATACAGAGTGCTTGCCCACTGATTTATACACTTCAGCTTCAACGTTTAAAATGCCCCTGTCATAACACCCCGATAAGCGCATAGTGTAGCAGCCGCAAGTAGATTTAAGATGCCACCACCCCTCGTGGTCGTTATCATTCTCTGGGCGCAATGCCCCTTTCAGTTGTTCAAAAATCGCAGGTTTAATAAGTTCTTCTTCATTCATAGTATATTGAAGTAATAAGGGGGCTGTTAGCCCTTGTATTAAGGTGTTAAGTTCGTCGTCTATAGGCTTCACATCGCCTATAACGATATTAAACACCTCTTTTTCAGCAGGGGTACAGTCGTTATAACGCTTACCGTTGTAGGTTACGTAGCCGTCTTGAAGAAGAAAATGGCTACTTTGTTTTGCTGTTTCATTCATTTGTTGTATTTTTGCCATTGTAATTAAAAAATTTAGATTGTTAAACTTAAAGGCGGTGCTGCGATAGTGCCGTCTTTTTTTATTAGCTGTTTTGTCGAGCGCGTTCGCATTCAGCAAAGAATTGCGCTTCGTACTTCGATATATCAACCACTTTCTTTTGTCTTTTAGAAGACGGCTTGCTACCTTCCACAATAGCAAGCTCGTCATTAGTACGGATAATCTCATTAGCAAGTGTTCTTATTGCGCCTTCGAGGCATAATTTTGTTACTTCTAACTCTTTTATCTTACTTTTTAAGCTTTGTATGTGTTGTTGCTTTGTCATAGTACTTTATATTTTTTTAGCAGTAACTCTCTCTCTTCATCACTCTCAAACTCGAATATATCGTCCAAATTGTCAGTTTCTGCGTATTTTTTAACTACTTCTAAATTAGGTTTCTTTAACATTAAGTAAGGACGCTTTCTGATGTTTTCATTCAATGTTATAGGCGAAATGCCTAAATCTATAGAAGCGTATGCTAAGTTTTCACATATTATTTTTTTTACTTCTGCTGTTATTCTCATATTATTTACTATATTTGCCCCAGCAATATGCCGTTGTATTTTTATGGGACAAAAGTATATCAACTTTTTTGATATTGCAAATTTTATATCAATTATTTTGATATTCATTTTGTTATATTTTTGCAACTAATTGATTAATAAAGTATTATGATGAAATATTTTTTGAAGAAAAATAATGAAGTATGACAAAACAAGAATTAGAAACTATAAAATCATATCTAGATGAATTAGAAAAGGTTGATCTTGATAAGTATATTACAGACAATTTTCCTAATACTCCATTAGAAAATGTAATGTTTCGTGAATGTAATGCAATTGAGTTTAAAAAATTATATAAAAATATTACTAAACGCTTTGCGTTTCTTATGTATTCAGATACGGCTATAATGCTCCCTGTATATTATCATTCTAATGGTAATACTTACAATATCATTAGTATAATAAATGAATTAAAAGACCATGTAATAGGAGGGGTATATAAAGAGTGTATTTTTGATGATGTAAATAAAATTTTTGATTATTATGTTCAGTTAGGTAACTGGGATAGAAAAAGGATTTATAAAATACCATTATCACAAGAAAACATAGCTAATCTTTCTGAAGAAATACACCTTATACAGGAAAGATTAAGTCATGAAAATGACAAGTTAAGAAAATTAATAAATGAGTATTCAAAATCAAAGAATGACTTAGATAATAAGATAATTCTATCTGCTGAGTTTTATGATAGAATCAAGAAAAAAGCTAAAGATGTAACAGAATATGATGCCTCAATACGGTCCTATTTATCATCTTCCGAAGCCAACAAAAACACTATAGAAACTTTAAAAACAAATATTGCTAACTCAGAGCAAAAAATATCTGAAAATATAGAGAATTACAGAAAACAATTTGAAGAAGTGATTACTAAAAATACAAGGTCTTTATCCCTGATTGAAGAAGCTGAAGAATTGCAAAAAAAAATACTATCACAAAAGGATACAGTTGAAAACCTAATAGGAGCGGCGGCTGATGGCTCATTAGGAACTCATTTTAAGGAAAGAAAAGAGCAAATTAGAGATAATGTATATATATTTTTGAAGACTATTATACTTTCTTTATTAGCTACTTGTGCTTGGGTTTGGTTTGTTTTTAAAGATTTTGACAGCAACAGTTCCGACTGGGTACATTTTGTTATTAATGTACTAAGAACACTACCAGCTTGGTTTTTAGTTTGGTGGTTGATAGATAGATATACAAAAGAACGTAAGCTGCAAGAAGAATATGCCTTTAAATCAGCAATAGCAATGACTATGCGAGAGCATTCCAAGCTATTGAAAGATACCGATAGTGGTGATATAGACAAACGAGACTCGCAGCAGATAATGCTACTTAAAGCTTTAGAAAACATCTATAGAAACCCAGACACAAGGCAGGATAAGGAAAAAGACAACCTAACCCCTAAGAATGTAGAGGGATTTTTGTCTAAACTAACAGAATTAATAAAGGAATTTAGGCTTAAAAATTAGCCTTTCAATCTTACTTTATCACCATTTTTAATAAAGTTCATTTTCCTAATTATTTTATTGTGTTCTGTTTTAGTAATCATTAACCCATAATTGTAAGCATTACAACCTAATGAAATTTTTTTATACAGCTCTATGTCGTCAATACTCCAATCTTTTATCTCATCATAGATATATTGAAGGTCATAGTATTCACGAGCGCACACAGACAACCAAACACGAAGTTCAAAACGAGCTTGTTCTGATAATTTCATAACAACAAATGTTTAATTTTTAAAGTGCAAAGGTATGGAAAATAATTTAAATATCAATATTATTGATAAAAAAAACAGACTTGATAGAGCCGTTGCTTATTTAAAAGGGGAACAAATAATAAAGACACAAAAGGATATTTCTAAAAAAATGGGAATGTCTGAAGAAACTATTTCTCGTGCCTTAAAAGGACTTGAAAAATACCTAACAGATAGTTTTCTTGAAAAATTTGCTTATGAGTTCAGTTTAAATCCTGAATGGTTAAAAAATAACAAAGGCTCAATGCTCATTCAGCAGGAACAAAAAGAAGTCCCTGAAGATGATGAAGAAGAAGACGAAGAAGAAGATGAATTAGCACTATTTCTAAGGGAAGAACGTAAAAACTACGACCTTACCCTTACTGATGTACACGAAAAAACAGGTATTCCTCAAAAGCTTCTCAAAGAATTTCAATGGGGAGAAGCACAATTAACCGATAGACAAAGGTATGCGCTTACCCAGTATGTAGAAGAAGCAAGAGAGTATTTCCAAGAAAACGCTATCGGAATACCCAAAAGAAGAATAACAGGATACTATTACCCCGAAGTCAATGCCTCAGCAGGGTTTGATGTATCAACCTTTAATGAAGAAAAAACGCGCATTCCCATATTCCTACCTGATTTTGGAGATAACGTAATATTCATAAATGTTTATGGTGATAGTATGTATCCAAAATACAAATCAGGAGATATGATAGGTATAAAGCCCGTAGAATTTCAATATATAGTATTTGGACACCCTTACGTAGTTGTATTTGATAATGGAGATACAAACATTAAGTATGTACAAAAAGGCTCTGATGAACATCACATAATATTGGCAAGTGAAAACCCTAAATACGAACCTCGTGAGTATCCTCTTAGTATTATACGCTTTTTCTTTACCGTTAAAGGAAGTTTCAATAAAGAACGAATGTAACCTAAAAACTAAAACAATATGAAACTATCAAAATACGTATGGGATTTATACAAACAATCCGAAAACGGCAAAAATACCATAGATTTCTTTGAATATTACAACGTTTTTTGGAATGATGTAAAGGTAATCAAAAAATATAACCCCAATTGTGGCAAATGGATTGAAAAAAGAGCCTATGAAAGCATAATGCAACAAATAGGAGATAGCTCACTGGATAGAAATCCTAATAACTTTGATTTTAAAACATTTGCAGAAGTAAGAAAGGAGTTTGAAACCTGCTTAGACGAAGGCATTTATTTCATATTCGATAATAACGAAAAAGGCTACATTATAGACCCTAAAGACTATAAGTATTTTCTGAACTTTCATATAGTAATATCCTTTTATTTCTATGCAATAGCCTATGATTATACATTCCCATACCTATTTACATACCGCTTTTTTGACCTCAATAAAATAGCAGATACATTTTCTATAGAGCTGCCCAAAATGCCTAAAAAGAGCGACTATCGTGCCCGCTGTATGTATTATATTGATCTTTGCGAAGTGTTTTATAAGTTCAGAATAGAAAACAATCTAACACCCAACGAGTTGTGTGCATTCTTATACGACTTTGCCCCCAACTATATCGATAAAACACTTCCACCAATGCCCCAACCCACCCAAGCGTGGTTTATAGGCGGATTAATCGCCGAAGAAGAACGTATAGAAGAAGAAAAATTTTGGCAAGCAAACCCCGAAACTAAACGAGGCGACATTTTAGTACATTACCAAACCTCACCCATTAGTGCTATCACACACATTTGGAGAGCCCAAACAGACGGAGTTATCGACCCATTTTTCTATTACTATGCTAATTCCTATATAGGGAACGAAATAGAAGTACCCCACATCACCCTAAAAGAATTAGAAGACGATGAGTACTTCGCAAAACACCCGCTAATACGCAAAAAATTTCAAGGAGTAAACGGCTGGGCAATCTCAAATGACGATTACGCACGCCTCCTATACCTAATGCGAAACAAAGGTTTCGATACCACCAACCTGCCCACTCCACACGCTCCTGAACCACCGCAAGGAGTTGAATTACACAACGAGCGAGATGTAGAAGTAAAACTATTAGAGTATTATCTAAACCAAATCGGCTACACCGAGCACAAAAACTATATCCGACAACTACCCATAAGAGCAGGACGAGGAAGCAAAATATATCCCGATTACGCCCTACATTACGACAACAAAAAAGGATACGAAAAAGCGAAAATACTCATAGAAGCAAAATACTATCTAAAAACTAATAAAGAAATAGAAGAAGCGTTCAAACAAGCCCGTTCCTACGCAAACCTGTTAGAAAGCCAAACCATCATCATTTGCGATAAATACGGACTTATCATATACCAAAAGAAAGACGCTTTTGATAGATATAAGTACGAAAAAATATATTGGAACGACTTACAAAACCCTGATGTATATAATAAGTTAGTCGAAATACTAAAAGAGTAAAACAGAAAAACACACCTACACCGAACACTACTCGAACACTAACCGAAGACAAAGCGAAGACCAAGTTTAACCAATAATAACAATATAAAAATATGAAATTATCAGAATTTGTAAGAGAGACCTTAAATAGTGTGGTTTCAGGAGTTGTTTTGTCTCAAGAAGACCTTAAAAAAACGAACGCAATAATCAATCCATCTACAATTGATGAAAACGGTTTTATAAGCCTTAGCTATGGGAATAAAAGAATTGTAAATGTTTCTTTTGATGTAGCTGTTACAGTTGATAACGTAGAAGGAGATGAAGCGGGTATTAAAGTATCTGTAGCCAATTTTTTCTCAGGAAAGGTTGGAGGGGAAGCAAAAACGGCTAACCAAAAAGTCAGCCGTGTGTCGTTTGAAATTCCTGTTTTATTACCTATAAATGATGATTTAACAGAGCAAGGAATAAAAGAAAAACAAAAGAATTTGGAAATTATAAAGGGTTTGATTTAAAATTAAAGTTTTCAATATATTCCACCTTTATTTCCATATCCCTATATTTTTCTATCACCATTTTATTGGTATTTTTTAGAAGCTTATGCTTGAAATCTAAAGGAATGTTATTGTTAGCCACTTGACTTATAACTTGCCAACTCATTTTATCATTATAAGTCAAAATAAGAGCCTTTTCAAGCTCTTTAATGTAGGATTGTAGTTCTTTTTCATTCATAATAACGTATGTTTTAGGATTATGCTGCAAAGGTAAATAAATTAATCTGAACTAACAATAATGCGATATTATATGACACTAAAACCAATCAGAAGCACACGCCCAAAAGCGGCAATATACGCCCTTAAAGCGACAACCTAATCGGCTGTATAATTCTGATATACAAATACTTACAAGCTATTTTACCGACAAGGTAGAAAATAGCCAAAACAGCCTTAACCAACCATTTACCAATTTATACATTGCTGAAAATTAAGCTGTTACAAAATACGATTTCCGTCCCTGACCGATTACGGCTCAGAAGGTTACAGGTTTGAATCCTGTCGAGGTCACTAAAAGGTAACGCACTAATGAAAGTTAGTGCGTTATTTTTTTGTATTAATTATTTATTTCGTACTTTTGCCTCACGATTTTT